AGCGATTGTCGCTGTTGGTGCCTCTGTCCTTTTCATTGAATTCGGAACAGGTGTTGTTTACCCAGACAATCACCCGGAAGCTGCGGAACACGGTATGCGCCGTGGAGAGTATGGAGCCGGTCATGGTAAGCAACAGACATGGGGTTACTACGGTGAAGCCGGTACGAATGGCGTTGAGTTCACCAAGCCGAACGGGAATACCGTAGTCCTCACGCACGGCAACCCGGCCAATATGTCCATGTATGAAACCGTAAAGCATTTAGAAGGGATTTTACCCCGCTTGGCTCAGGAGGTGTTTCGATGATTGATGTGGAAAATCAGATTTATACACCGATTGCCGAAACCCTTCGGGAAGCCTTTCCGGGTATTGACACAAGCGGGGAATATGTCAAAGCCCCTTCCGCCTTTCCCCATGTAAGCATTGTGGAGCAGGATAATTACCCCACACTGACTCACCTGAGTACCAGCGATACGGAAAAGTACGCCACGATCATGTATGAGGTGAATGTCTACTCCAATAAGTCTTCCGGGAAAAAGGCACAATGCCGAAGCATTATGAAAGTCATTGATGATCTGATGTACCGGCGCAACTTCACTCGCATTTCCCTGTCCCCGGTTCCCAATTTAGAGAACGCAACAATTTACCG